ATGTCTATGAATACTAACGCCAAAGGTAAGTATTCTGATGAAATAAAGAAACAAAGGAGCGAATACTACCATACGATGATGAGACCGTTCTGGGATTCTGGGTATAAAATGATTCCAAAAGACGTTGCAAAAAGGTGTGAAGTACTTGAAGATTGGATAAAATATGAGCCAGAAGTAAGAAGCAGCGAACTATATACGCACTTATTGGCTAAATGGCAAAAGGCTTTACATACGGTTTAGTAATAAAATTCTATATTTGTTTACAAAATAAAGCATCATGGATTTTTCAAGCATGAGCGATTTGTTAAATTTGCATCTTGATAAACCATCTCAGAAGAAGAGAAAGGAGTATGGGTTAAAAGTTGCACAAGGAATATTTAACAGCGCAGATAGAAACACAGACGGATACTACGGTAAAAGATATAGGTCTTGGAGAGCCAACAGAGAGTTTAGTCAAGGTACTAACTCTATGAAGGAGTTCATGGACTTGCTTCGCATAGAAGGTAATCAGTCGTACATAAACATTGACTGGACTCCAATTAAGATAGCTCCAAAATTTGTAGAGATACTTCTTGGAACTTTTATGAATAGGAAAGAAACTCCTATTGTAAAAGCTACTGATGACACAAGCTCTTCTATCAAAGAGATGGAAAAGCAAGAAGCGAAGTTTAGGATGGTTAATAAAGACAAGATTCAAGAAATTGAGCAGGAAATGGGTCAAACCATTGAGTCTCATAAGTTTACTCCAGAAGATGAAGATGACCTTGCGTTGTATTTTGATATGGAGTATAGGTTGCCAGAAGAAATAATTTTTGAGCAAAGGATTAAGAAAGTTCTTGATGACAATGATTACAATATTCTAAAAAGACAAATTACTCGTGATATCATAGACTGCAATTTTGCTGCTACATCATTATACTATAGTGCTGGTGGACAAATTGTTGTAAAAAGGTGCAAGCCAGAAAATATGATATATAACGTTTTTGAAAGCGATAATGGTAAAGACATATCTTATATTGGAGAGGTTTACCCTATGAAGATTTCATCAATTAGGCGTAAATATAATTTAGATGAAGAAACTATTTTTAAGCTTGCTCAAAAGTCTTCAAGAGAAGTTAAACGAACAGAAAACTTGTACTGGAAGGATTCCTATAAGTACACTGAAATACGTCCATATGACGACTATTCCGTTCTTGTGTTCGATTTTGAAGTCAAAACGGTAGATGTAGAATACTCTGTTAAGACAGAAAATAAATTTGGGAATATGCTGGTAGTACCTAAACAGGGCAGACCAGTAGCACCACAAGGTCAAGAGATAGGTGGCGAAGTTATTGAAACAAAGAGGTATAACATATATCATGGTATTTGGGTTAATGACACCGATATCATGCTTACGTGGGAAATATCTCCTAATCAAATCAGACCATATCAAAATGGCGTGGATGTATTCTTTAGTTATTCTGTTATATGCCCTAATGCTAATGGAAGTTTGATACCGTCAATCATTGAAAAGGCTATGAGTCCTATTCGTCAGATGATTGTTATCAGACTTAAGATGCAGCAGCTTATATCTACCATGAGACCGGATGGATACATGATTGATATTTCTGGATTAAGGGACGTTGACTTGGGGTTAGGTAATTCGGTAGAACCACTTAAGTTGATGAAGATTTGGGACCAAACTGGTAGGGTATATTGGGATTCTACAGGAGAAGATGGGGAAAGAAAAGCTCCTCCAATTACTCCTATGAACTCAAACAATAACGTGTCTCAGCTTAATACGTTAATAGGTCAATACAACTTTGAGCTTGATAGGCTTAGGGAAGAGATGGGTGTTTCTGAATACAGAGATGGCTCAAGTGTTCCGGTTAAGACTGGTTTAGGAGTTATGCAACAACAGATTCAAGCATCAAACAATGCTACCGAATATATATATCAAGGTTCTATGCAGCTACTTGAAGATACCTGCAAAAAGATTTCTATGATGCTCTGGGACTCAGTTGTCCTAAAAGCACAGAAATTTAAGGAATTTGAAGGCTATGAGATGAGTTTACTTGATATGACATTTGATGTATCAGTTAATATGACTAATGACCAAAATGTCAGAGCAGAAGTAAATCAAATGTTAAATACGGCTATACAGGCTGGAATGATTACTTACGAGCAGGCTTTTAAGGTTAAAAACATAGAAGATACTAAGCTTGCTGAATTATATTTAGCAAGGGCTATGAAAAAAGCTAAGAAAGAGGCAGAAGCATCGGCACAAGCTAATAGCCAAATGAATGCTCAGTTACAGCAGCAGTCTGCACAGGCTAAAGCGCAATCTGACGCACAGCTTGAGCAAATGTCTGCTCAAAGTAAAATAGCTATAAATAAGTCTAAAGGAGATTCTGATAAAGAAGTTGAACTTATTAAGTTTGCTTCTGCAATATATGCTAACTCATTAAATAGTGGGCAACAACTACCAGAAGAGCTTAAGAGATTTGCTGATACCATTTTAACTAATGCGCTCCAGCCACAACTTCAAGAGCAAGCTGCTCAACAACAAGCAGCAGAGCAACAGGCTATGCAAGAGCAGATGCCACAGGGTCAAGGGCAACCGGAACAAGAAGGCGAACAAATGCCTGAGCAAATGCCAGAACAAACTGATTAACGATTTTTTGTTTGTGTTTTCATGGTTGTGATGGCGGCAGGGTTTCTACTTTAGCCGCCTTTTTTTTATTAATTCAAAATTTTGTATATATTTGCTATATTAGTTTAAGGACAAGTAAATCCTAAAAACACAAACATTATGGAAATTAACGACATCGTAAAAGAGTACGCACAACAGGTAAATCCTACAACCGAGCAACCACAGACAGAAAGTTCTTTTAAATCAGAGGCAGTATTAGCAGATGTTGCATTGACTGAAGTTCAGTCTGCTCCTCCGCAAGAAGCTTCAAACGAAAGTGCTTACGACTCAATACTAACAGGTAAAACAAACGTTAGTAATGAGCCAGCACCAATAGAAACAATAGAACAAAATCAAATAGAAGAGCTTGATTCTTCTAATTTTGATGAAGATGCAAGTGGACTTGAAGATGTTATTGATGAAGATGATTTCATCAAAACAAAAACAGATGGTCAATTTGAGTCTTGGGAACAATTAATTGAAGCTCTTAATGAAGAAAAAGTAGCTCCTACATTTGAAAATGAAATGTCGGAGTTAGTTTACAACATGATTGCTGAAGGTAATATTGATGAGATTGTAGAAATTGTTGCTGCAAAGAAATTTGCAGAAGATATTCAAGGTGGTAGTGACGAAGAAGTTATTAAAGCATATATAAGGATTAATAATCCAGAATTTGACGATGAAGATATAGACGCAGAATTTAATGATTCTTATACAATAGACGAGTATCAATTTGATGAGTCTAAGTTAAGAAGAGAACAAAAGAAATTGACTCAACGCATGAAATCTGATGTAGATGCTGCGAAAGAGTTCTTTGATAGTTTAGCTCAAGAAATAACATTTCCAGAGTTGTCAACAAGGCAAATGGTTCAAGAACCAACTGAAGACAGTAGTGAGATGGACGCATTGATTCAAGAACAAAGGTCAATGTACATCAACAGTCTTCAAGGTGTTGAAAACCGAGTAAACTCTCTACCCTTTTCATGGAAGGATGAGAAAGCCAATTTAACTGTTAATGGTAAGTTTGATATTCCCTCACAGGACGTATCAAGGTATCGTGAAGCAGCAGAAGACTTAGAAAATTACCAAGTCAACAGGTACTACAAAGACGGTCAGTACCAAGCGGACAAGTTAGTTAAAGAGTTATATCTGGTAGACAACTTTGACAAAATTGTAAATTCTGCAATATCACAAGCGGTCAATCAGACAAGACTTGAGATGTTGAGACAGAGCAAAAACATTCAATCGGAACTTGAACCTACAGGTACATTTAAACCAAGTGCGGCAGAAGAGGAAAGGTCTATGTTAGACCAACTCTTTATGGGGCATTTAAAACGACAATTATAAATTTAAAACAATAAAAAATGGCTAATACTTATCCTTCTTTTACTCAAGGAGCCACTTCAACCTCAGCAGCAAATAGAACGCTGTTGAATGATTTGAACATCTTTGACCGTTCTTTTGAAAAGAACTTAGTTAGAAAATATGGTGCTGAAAACTATGCACTTGTACAAATGGCTCTTGGTAACTCAGTTACTGAAGCTAAAAGCGATAACAGAGCTTTCTACCATTACGAAAAGCGTGGTTTGCACCAAGCTGTTCAAGTAAAAACAGTTGTAACAGGTCCATCAGCAGGTGCAACAGTTACAGTGTCTATTGGTAACACATCTGCATCATCTTATGCTAATGACCCTTCTTACTATAACGGAACAGTAGCTGGATGTCCAATACGTGTTGGTGAAGTAGTAAGAATTATGACATCAGGTATTGAAGGTCAAGTTATTGCTGTAACAAGCAGTTCTTATCCTTGGTCTGCTGACATTAGACCACTTAAGTCTTCTCAAGCGTTTACATCTGCTGGTTCAGCAAACCTTGTAGTTTCTGATTGGTTATTGCTTCGTGGAGCAGTTAACGTTGGTGAAGGTTCTACAGTTCTTAATGGAATGAATCCTATCCTTGATAAGATTACAAATACCACTACTGAACATAGAGATGATTTCACTATTACAGATAGAGCTGATATCGAAAAGAATGAGGTTGATTTTGGTAATGGTAACTACTACTACTACTATCTTGCTCAAGACGATATGAACAGACGTTACATGAACAATGCTTTCTTCAAAATTATGGAAGGCGTTGCAGTTGATAACCTTGGTTCTTATGGTGGTTCTGTTGGTACGCTTGGTGTTATTCCTCGTGTTGCAGCTGCTGGTACTACTGTTCAATATACAGCAAGTACAAAGCCTACACTTGATAATATCCATGACCTTACTCGTTCTTTGAACTTTTATGGTGGTACTGGTGAATATCATTTCTTACAAGACATCTATCAGCGTCAAGCGGTAAATGACTTGTTATTTGGAACTTACACCAATGGAGCAATTAGTTATGGTTCAGTTGGTGGAAGTCAAGAAGCGGCTACTTCTTATGGATTTAGCTCATTCATGATTGATGGATATACTTTCCACTTCTTCTTGAACAACATGTTCTCTCCAGAGTCTGTATATCATATCAGTGCTGGTGCGTTGACTCCAGAAAAGCGTAACTATGGTCTTTTGATTCCTCAAAAAATCAATAGTGATGCTAAGACTGGTAAGCAGTTCCCAAGCTTCCAAATTGTTTTCCAAGAGGTTAACGGTCAAAGAATCTTGACTACTGAAACTGGTATGCTTGCTCCTCAGAACAAAACAACTACAGCTAATAAGACTATCTCTATGTTGTCTTATCCGGGTGTGCGTGTTTTTGCAGCTAACCAATACGCTATCTTCCAAGGAGTTTAGTCCTTAGATTGATAAATAATAGAATAACCCTGCCGTTTGGTGGGGTTATTTTTTTTTGGCATATTCTTTGCATATACATATATTTGTAATAAGTTCTTTAATTAAAAAACAAATTTATGTCTAAAACAACATCAGAGTTGGCAAGTACACCAACTCAAAGTTCGCAGACTTCTTTAAGCCAAAAGAAACAACCTGCAACAAAAAAACCAAAGAAGCAACCAGAAGTTTACATCTTTAGGTTGTGCGAGGAACACGCTAAGTCTCATGAAGGAGCAAGCATATTTCCTCCAATATTTATAATCCCTAATAAGGATACCGTTTTATTTAATTACGGTACTGCTGAAGAACCTAATTTTATGCCAAGGCAGGTAAGGTATCTTAGTGGATATAAAACAATATTTATTGATGAGCAAGAAGAGAAATCTCCTGTTCCAGAAGGAGCCGTAAATAGTCCAAGCAATACAATAACTTTTGAAACTGGTCATCTTATTGTTCAATCTTGGAATAAACCATTATACGACTTTTTAATGAGTTCAAATCAGTGTGAACAAAATACAAATAAATTAAGACAGGTTAAAAATACATTTAGACTTGTTGATATGGGTGGAAGAGACGAAGATGTTGTTGAGCTTGGTAAGAAAAAAGATAGAGCTTACGACATTGCAAGAAGTGCTGAATTGGAAGAAATGATTCCACACGCTAAGTATCTTGGAATATCGTTCTCGCATCCATCAACAGGAGAAGAAAGGGATATTGATGTAATAAGAGAGAATTATAAACAAAAGGCTCTTGAAAATCCAGAACAATTTTTATTATACGCAAACAATCCAAGACTTAAAATTCTATATTTAGTAGACAAAGGTCTTGACAAAAATATAATCACAACTGCTTTGGTAAAAGGTCAGCTACATTGGACAGCAACAAAGCAAATGATTGCTTTGATTGGAGTTGATAAAAAACCTGCCGAAGCCATCACCGATTACGCACTCACAGACGAAGGAGAGTCATTCTTAAGAACACTTAAAGCTCAATTGGGCTAATTAATAGTTTTTCATGTTTAGTTTTAATGAAGGTTTGACCCCGTATATTTCTATATATGGGGTTCTTTTTTTATTGTATATTTGTGTAAATTAGCTTAGATGACGGTAAATACTGCATATAACATAATGCGATTTATTGCAAGGAAGAATCAACTTGGGAGTTTATCTCCTTCTGATTTTCAATACGCCTTCAACACAGCACAAAGGAATTATTACGATTTACTTGTTGGAAGGATAGAGCAATACAGATATGATAAACCTACTCCAAGGATAGGTCTATCAATGACGGATAATGTTGTTACAAGACTTATGCCTTTTGAGAAAACTGCAACAATTGCAATATCATCTAATTTAACTACAAAACCAACTGATTTTAATAAGTTATTATCAATGACTACCCCTGATTTTCGCCTTATATATAGGGTTGAAGAGAATAGATTCTCATCAAGATATTACGATTCAATAGACCCAATAGATAGTGAAAATGGATTTTATGTAGAGCAGACTTCAAATTGGAGAGTTTATGCTCCTCCTGCTACATCAGTATTAGTTAAATACCTTTCTTTGCCAACTGACGTTGCTTGGGGATACTATCTTGATGGAAGCGGTAGACCAGTGTATAGCACATATGGAACAAATATAGCTACTACTGGTAGTGGCACTAATTGGACAGGAACAAGCTTTGCTACAGGATATACGCACACTACTGGTCAAGGGTATTCTCTTGCTACTACAATAATCCCGAACATAGGAACATACTATACGGGAACATTGACAATAACAGGAAGAACGGCTGGTTCTATAACATTATTATTTGGAGGACAGTCTTTTGGTGGCATAACAGGAAGCGCAAGCATTACTGCAACAGCTATTGATGACACTTCTTTGACAATAACTCCTACATCTGACTTTAATGGTACTATTACACTTAGCTTAAAAGCTCCAAGCGTAGACCCATTATGGTTAGATAATGATATGGATGAGGTTATAGCAAGAGCATTGAAGATACTTGGGGTCAGCATAAAAGAAAGTGCATTACTTACATACGGTGAACAAGTAATACAAAAAGGAGAATAGATGGCATACACTACAAGACAACAGCTTATAGATAGAATACTTAGGTTTTATTATAATGATTTTCCTGATGATGACGCTACTATATCTAATAATGAGATAGACTTATATATAAATGATGCTATTGCTTCTGTGGCTACTAAACAGGCTATGGACGCATACAATATCACTGGTATAGTATCTGTTCCAGAAGGATATATTACAACATATACTCTTACTACACCAACGCTTGATGATTACACAGGATTTTATAGCACTGCAATACCGCATCCCCCAATAGGGCTGCCAGACTTAGCAAGCGTTACTGGCGTTTATTTTGGTGGAGCAAGAGGTCAAAGTAAGCCAATTTTATACGTTTCTCCAAGAGAAATGGACTATTTTGCATTTATGCCAAAGCCTCCTCAAGCAGCATTTTACTGGATAGAGAATTCAACTATTTATTTTTGGTGTAGAACTGATTTGTCGCATACGACAGATAAGATTTATATTCGTATGGCAACAAATATTCAGAGTGGAGCAAATAATATTTTAAATATACCACCAGAAGCAGTTGACTTAGTATTTGCATCTGTAGTACAAAAGATACTTCAAAGAAAAGGAATTATTCCAGACTTGATTACCGATGGTATAGAAAGACCATAAAATATAAAATATGGATGCACAGAATTATATAAAACAAAATGTTAAGCTTTCAGACTGTGTAAATATGTACATAGACGAAAGTAAACAAACTTCTAAAGAATTTAGGAGGTTGTGGGCATTATCGTTTAGAGGATTGACGGATATTGGTCTTGATGTTTCTTGGAGTCCTAAACAAACTTTAATTGACGTAAATTCTAATCTAACAGCAACATTACCAATAGATTACATAAATTGGGTAAGAGTTGGTATGTTTAATGCACTTGGAGAGCTTGCTACATTACGAGTGAATGAGCAGCTTACTACATATAAAGGAAATAATTCAGACAGACTTAGTGATATTCAGTCTGATACGAATATTGGTCAAAACTATCTTCAGTATCCTTACTGGATTGGAGGATGGGATGATTCTGGATATGAGCATGGATTTGGTGCTGGCAGTGGTTTAGTTCAAGCAGGAGAGTGCAGGGTAGATTCATCAGCAGGAGTTATCTTGCTTGCTCCAGACTCATCAATGACTCAGATAGTTCTTGAATATGTTAGCAGCCCTATGATGGATGATGACTATGCAACAGAGTTGCAGTGCCAAGAAGCTTTAATAGCTTGGTTAAGATGGAAGGATATTCAATCAATGCCAAGTAGTAGGATGGTAAACATCAGCGAAAAATCAATGAGACAAAAAGAGTATTATACTCAAAAGAAATTAGCTCGTAAGAGAATTAAACCATTTAGAGTTCAAGTCGCTGAACAATACTTTAGAGAAGCGCAACGTTTAGCCGTAAAGGGATAATATAAAATAACTTATGCCTACAACACAGAAGGGTTTTTCGGGAGTAATGAACTTAGATGACAATAACGATGTCATACCACAGTCTCATCATAAAGATGCTAAGAACGTAGTCTTTAGGGGTAATGGCATTAACCAAATAGTTCAAAATATTTATGGTAACAGAAAGATTACTAATACACTTCAAGCTGGAACAAATATTTGTATAGGTTCATATTACGACCAATTAAAACAAAGGTTATTTTATTTTATATATAACTCTAATGGTAAAGACGGTATTTATATGTACAATACTGTTGCAGGTACAATAACACCACTTTTAATATCACTTGTAAATAGCAGTGAAGCATTATTTAGTTTTAACCCAGATTATCCAATAGCTTCAGTAAATATACTTTATAGAACAGATGATGACGGAGATGTATTGCATTGGACGGATGGTCTAAATAGACCAATGAAATTAAATATTAAAGATGCTACTGGTTCTCCAAATCTATATGGCTCTTTATGGAAAAATGAATACTTAACAGTAGCAAGAAAAGTTCCATTAATATCTCCGCTGTGTAAATATGCTAATGATACGTCCATTGGCATAAATAACTTAAAAAACAGAGTATTCCAATTTTGTTATAGATGGGTGTACAAAGATGGAACAAAGTCTACATTTAGTCCTTGGAGCAGGTTATTTGCTCCTGCTGATGTTGATACTCTTGCGACAGAAATAAATCCAACAAAAAATAATAAGATACAGGTTGACTGCTATTCTGGTGGTGCTGATGTATATAAAATAGAAATAACAGCAAGGCAAAGTATTGTAAATACATTTTCTGATTCATTTCTTGTTGCAGTATTAGACAAAACAGTTCTTGGATACGTAAACGATAACATATTTACTTATAATTTTTATAATTCAGAATCTTACCCATTTGTTAATGTTAATGAAACAACGATATTATTTAGTTATGTTCCAGCAAAAGCAAATGCACAAGAATTATTAAATGGAAATCAAATTATATACGGTGGAATAACTGAGGGGAAAACGTTTGATACAACATTAAGCGTATCAGCAACTCAAGAACTTGTAATAAACACACCTCCGACAAATCCATTTACTGCAATAACGCAGAACTGGTATGCTGGTGGTAGACCTCCAACAGGAGATTACTATTATTATCTTTTTGATGGGTTACCTCAAGTTGGTGACTCATATAGCGTTGTTTCTATATTAGGTATGTCTCCCGGTTCATCAACAACTGTTACGACATCCCTTGTTATTGGTGCAGGAGAAAACTCATTGGCTGGATTAGAAACAAAAATGTTTAATAGGTTGACCGTAGATGCGACATTTGGAACTTACGGTCTTACTTCTTATATAACAAAATTAAATGGTTCTGGAGATACAAGGTATCCCGGAAGATATGGTATAAGAATAGGAACAAACTTAAGCGTACATTCATTTATAGTTACTGCCTCGATGAACGTTGTTGCTTATGCAGGAGGTGGTTTGCCTCCGGACCCAACAGGAGTAAATACAGCTTGTTTTAAACATAACTCAAAGTATAGTTTTGGTATATGTTATTTTGATAAATATGGCGTAACAAATGGAGTTAATGTTACTAATAACATGAATATAAATACTCCAGAAATAGCTTCAACAGACCTTGGAGGAACTCCATTAACAATACCATCAATTACGTTTAATGTAAGTAATGCCCCTCCTTCTTGGGCTGAATCTTTTTCTTTTGTAAGGACATCAAACTTAACCCTAAATACACTTAAAACAATAATTTCAGATACAACACTAAAGGATTCTGGTGGAACGCCTGCATATGCATACTTAAATATAACAAGTTATCAAGTCAATACCATCAATACTACTGCTTATGATTTTGTTAAAGGAGATAGGATTAGAATTGTTGGAAGAAAAAATAACTCCGTTGTATTAAATGCATATTCAGTTGTAAATAATTATCCAATTATAGATTTATTAGAAAATCCAACAATAAATTCTGTTGCTCAGACTGGAACATTTATAAAAGTTCAATACGATGGTGGAGTAATGGGTAATTTTGGAACTGCTGGATACAATAACTACTACATAGAGGTGTACACTCCATCTCAAAATACTATAGCATCTGACACTCAAGTGTATTATGAATTTGGGGAAACATATTTTATTTCAACTGATATAAATGGAAATAGAATACATACAGGTAAAACACAAAATCAAATAATAGGAAGCGGTTCACAACCTGCAATATTTCAATTTTTTAGAGGAGATATGTATTCAAGGTATAGAGAATCAGTTTCAATACTTGATAAGTCTATGTCTGATTTGTACAGTTCAGAAGTAGATGGTCTTGGTAGACCTCTTATTCAAGATTCTTATGCAAAAGAAACGTACTACCCAACTCTTGTTAGGTATTCATTAAACTATCAGCAGGGAACTCAGATTAATGATACAAATATGTTTTACGTAGCAAACTACGATGAGTACGATAGGCAAAAGGGTGATATACGTAGATTAAAGGTTCGAGGAAACCAAATAAGGGTATTCCAAAGTAGAGGATGCGGTGTTGTAGGCGTACTTGAGAACATGATATTTAATGCAAATGGTTCTGAAAATTTAATTCAAACAGATACTATAATAAACAAAATACACTATTATCAAGGTGAATACGGTGTAGGATGGATGAACACAAGTTTAACTTCGTCAGCAAATGCTGATTATTTTGTAGACCCCGTAAGAGGATACCAAGTAAGATTATCTCAAGATGGCATAACTCCAATCAGCGAACTCTATAAAGCTCAATTCTATATAACTAATTTAAGTAAAAAATACATAAGTCCAGTAGCTGGAACACTTGGTGGTAAGGCTAAAGTTCTTGGTATTTTTGATTTCTATGAAGAACAGTATGTGTCTATATTTCAAGCATTTAGCGGTCAGTCTAATACTACAATAGCGTTTAATGAAAATAAAAACGCTTATTCTTCTTTTTACGATTATGCCCCAGAATGGGTTTCATCGGTAGACAGTTCAGTTGTTAGCTTTAAGGCAGGGGAACTTTATTTACATGATAATACAACAAACTATAATACTTTTTATGGAGTAAGCTACCCATCATCAATTACGCTTGTTTATAATATAAATCCAATAATTAAGAAAGATTTTAATACTATTACTCAAGATACTCTATCTCCTTGGATTTCATCTGGAGCCTCTGATATAAACACTTCCTTAGGTCAAATAAGTAACCTTGTTACATCTGACTATGAGATAAATGAAGGATTCTATCACGCAGCATTTTTAAAGGATGGCAATAGTATTGGTGGCGTAATTGAGGGTGATTACCTTAAGGGAAGTTGGTTGCAAAGCAAATTGAGCAACAGTAGTACTAATTTTGTATATTTGTCAGGAGTTTACGTTAATTTTACAGTAAGTCAAAGAAACGCATAAAATAAATATATTATGGCATTAGGACCCGGTCAAATAATGGGATTAGCTGGAGCTGGACTTGGATTACTTCAAGGTGGATTAGGCATGATTGGAATGGGAAAAGCAAAAAGAGCAGCCGATAAATCCGTTGAAGATATTTCAACATATTCAGCAGACCCGGAAACAGCTAAATACTTAGCTTTAAGAAAAAGAAAAGTTGGTGCTGGTCTTGGAGCAGATGCTACTTTGATTGAAAAACAAGGGATAGAATCTGCTGCTACTCAAGCAGTTTCTTCTGCTCAAAGAATGGGAGGAGGAAGAGGTCTTGGAATGATTGGAGCTATTCAAAAAGGAAAAGAAAGAGGATACGAAGGACTTGCAGGTCAAGCATCTCGTGCTGAACAACAAAATATGGCAGGTCTTGGACAAGCTATTGGTATGGCAGGAGCAGAAAAATATAAACAGTTTGCTTCTCAACAAGAAAAACAGCAACTTAAAGCAAATGTAAAACTTCAGCAATTAGCAGCTAAAAGAGCTATGGTTGCTCAAGGTCTTCAAGGTGCTGTTAGTGGATTAACAAGTGCTGCGTCAGCTCCGGGCGGAGAATAATGAATTTATTAGTATAAGTAATAATTTAAACATACAATATGCCATTTGGTATAGGAGAAAGGATGATAGAGAAGGCTTACGGTCCGCAGGACTTCTCTTATGTATATAAAAATATTGCAGCAGTTACGCAAAGGTTAGCAGCTGAAGATAAATTTTATAGACAAGAAGCTAAAAAACAATTTGCTACTGAATCAGCTGAACTATACAAAAATACAGAGGGTATAAAAGAATATGATACTTCTGAGATAATGGATAAATATACAAAATGGAAAGGTATTGGAACTTTATTAGCTTCTAATCCTAATTTAATTAATAAGAATCCTAAGAAATACGGTGAATTAAATAGTCAATATAATGAATTACACGCTCAAATAAGGGCTGGTGTTGCAGCAAGTAAAACTCAAAAGAAAGAAGAGGAGTTTATATATAATCAATTAAGAGACCCAAGTAAAGGTCATTATTATAGAGAAGGAGCAGCAGGAGAATATAAAAGAGAAGTAATTGATAAGCCATTAAGTTATATTAAAGAAAAAAATACAGCTGACCCGTCAAGATATCTTTCTGAAACAATAGATGGTAAACCATTCTATGAGCGACTTGATAGTAATATTAAAGGAGCGATTGATTCAGAATATCCTATACCAGACGGAACAAAAAAATCACAGCACGGTATATCATATTTTGTTAATTATAAAAATGTTCCAACAGACTTAAGTAGAGTATTAACTGCTGTAGATAAATCATTTGAAGAAAGTGGTACTACTATACCAAATAAGCCAAAATTTGCCGCACAACAATTAGATAAAGTTATTGCAAGTGGTGATTATCAAAAAACTGTTGAAGAATTTAATCAATTTTTTGATGATAAAAATCCTAATGGAGCTAAGAAATATAACCTTCATGGTGCATCAGCAGATATGTTTAGCACAGACCCAAAAAAAGAACCATTAACATCTTATTCTCATTATATTGCAGCTAAAGAGTTCTTAGACAGATGGAGAAACCCATCAAAAGAAGCTAAAGAAGAAAAAGATACATTAGCATATGGAGCATATACAAGAGCATTAAACCATGCAGAAAATGTTGGTATGGTAATGCTTAGGAAGAGTTTAGATGATAAAGGTGAAGAAACTGCTATTGTTGATTTTACACCGGGATTAAATATATGGGCAGCAGGTGGAACAGAAGGTCCTAAAGCAGCAAAACAAATTGTTAACGTATATAATTCATCAGGATTTACTGATAAAATTTTTGCAGCTACAGGAGCTGCAAGATATAAAGATAACCCTATATATCAAGGAGGAATACAAGCATTAAAAGATGCTAATATTGGTTTTAAAGTAGTAAATGACCCTAATTCACCAGAAGGTAAAGAACAATTAGCTAAAAATGCAGAAAAAATAAATGAAAATAATGCTAAAGTTGGTGTATCAAATTTAAAAGTTACACCTCAATCTATCAGTTCTGGTAAAATTCTTGTTAATGTATCTCCTTCATCTACTCCGGGAAATCCTCCTGTAGTAATTGTTAGTGATGTTACTGATAGCAATGCAATAGCGTATTTATCAAGTAAAATAAAGTTACCACAAATGACGGCAAAACAAAAACGTGAATATGTAAAAAGTAATGTTTTATCAGCTATTGGTCAAGCTCCTACTATTAATGTAGAAAAACCATCTATAGCTGGTGGTAAAAAAACAATTAAAGGGTTTTAATAATGCCTGATACAATAGATAAATCAAAGATATTATATGATGCAGTATCTAAGGACTACAACCTTGGTACATATGATGAATTTAAAACAAAATTGAATGATTCATCAAAAAGAAAAACATTTTATGATGCTTTATCAAAAGACTATTCCCTTGGAACTTATGATGAATTTGAGGGGAAGATTGGATTTGTAAAGGGTGAAAAGCCTAAAGCTCCATCAATGACAGCTGGCTATCAGCCTCAATTTCAATTATTCCCAGAATCGTCTAAAGATTTATCTGCACCAAAAACAAATACAGAAAAAGCTATTAATAAAGACAGAGGCGGTGTACTTACTTATTTAGGTGGTATGTTAGACCTCGTAAAATCAGCAAAAGACCCATTAGTATATCTTGCTGAAGAAGGAATAATGAATCTATACGAAACAGCATCTGGTAAAAAAATATCTGAACCGGAAAGAAAAGCTTTAAGGGGTATTGGTAAAATTGCTCAAGATATGAGTATGCCTGATTTAGCTCCTAAAGAGTATAGGGAAAAAGTAATGTCAAAATTTAATGTTACAGATGGACTTGGTTTAGATGATTTAAAGGCAGCTGGATATCATGCAGTAAAAATGACATCTGATTTAGGTGTTGCTCTACTTGCTCAAGAAGCTGGAGTGCCAATGGGTGTTACATTTGGCGCAACTGGATATGCTGATGGGTTAAAGAGTTATGATGAAATGGTAGAGAACAAAGAAATCAAATCTAATGAAAAAGCAAGACAGGTATATGGAATAGCACAAGGTACTGTATCAGCACTTATTACTAAAATTGGATTTGATAAAATACTTGGTGGAGGTAAGATTGGCAATAATATATTAAAAAAAATAACTGCTAATGTACTAAAAGATATTTCATTAGAAGGTACAGCAATAACGCATGAGGCTATTGAAAAAGCTGCTCAAAAAGCAGTTACAGCTGAAATGTCTGGATTTAAAAAATATGGTCTTAGAGTATTACACTCAAATGCTATCGGTGCTGCTATACCAGCAGTTACTACTACAGTAGAACCAGTTATACAAGCACTTACAAATAAAGTACAAGACGACCAATTATTTGATGTTGAGCAAACAAAAAAAGATTATTTAAAAAATCTCGTTAATAATTCTGCTATGGGATTTTTAAGTACAACTCCATTAGCAATGGTTACTTCTATTGGAAAACATACAGATAATCATGTTCTTGAAACTATAGCAAATGCAAAAAATGATGCTGAGGTAGAAACTGCAATAGGTGACCTTACTAAAACAATGGATAAGTATAGATTTTCTGATGAAGAAAAAACTGCTGTACTTCAAAATGCTCAAACATACGCTGATATTAAAAGGACTATACCAGTACACGCTACTCCAGAAGTAGTAACAAAAGTTATACCTCTTATAAAAGAAAGAAGAGGATTAGATGAGTCTATAGAATCAGCCAAAAAAAGTTCAGAAGGTGTAGATGAAGCGTATAAAGAAGATGCACAGAAGACAACAAGTGCTTTACAAGCAAAAAGAGAATCTATAAATGATGAAATAAAGTCAATTACAGATGGTATTGAATTGAAATTTACTGAACAAGATGGTAAGTATTATAAACAATTTGGTGATAATCCTACAGAAGAAATTTCAAAAGAAAGGCACGACTATGAGTATGCCAAAGAAGAGGCAGAAAGAGTTGATAAGAGGGTTCAAGAACTTAGAACAAAAATGGCAGAAAATACTATGCCAAATGCTACAGAAGAGCAAAAAGCAGCAGCTGTAGATGAACAACCAAAACCATTAACTCAAGAAGAAAGAGATAATGAAGAAAAGAATACGGCAAAAGTAGAGTCAATTGTAGCCAATGAGACTGCTAATCGTAATAACATGAAAGATTACGAGTATAAGGAATTGTATGATGAATCTCCAAAATCAGCTGCATTACAAAGAATGAAAGATGAAAACAAATCTTTTCAAGATAAGTTAGCTGATGATACTATTCCAGAAGAACGTAAAGATGGCATAAGAGCATTATTAAAACAAAATGAAGATAATATAGATGCTTTGGAGAAAAGCTTAAAAATACCAGAAGAAGATAGAACAGCAGCAAAACCAGTAGAGGAAAAAATTGTTGAACCCATCGACCCTGTAAAAGCAGAAGAACAAGCTCATGTAGATGCGTTAAATCAAACTATAAAAGACACAGAATATGAACAGCAAGCAAGAAATCTTGGACTTCGTGAATCAGCTCCCGAAGGAGTTGCAGGAGAAGTTCCAACAGAATCTAAGCAACCGATTACAATCGAAGAAAGAGATAGACAGTCAAGACCTTTACCAAGAGAAGAACAGCTCCAGCGACCTTATACAGAAGGAGAACGAGAATCAATTGATGACCAATTCAATAAGCTCGGAGGGAAAGATGGAGTTGATGCAGCCTATGAGCGAGATGGATTCTCAAAATCAGGATGGACAAAAGAAGAATACCTTTCTTGGAAACATTGCCAATAGTGCAAAAAAGATATTTAAGATTAAGCGTAAAAAATGAGAATAATAACTAAAGTAGTACCTTTGGATTGGCAAAGGTATGATACGCTTGGGGATTATTTTGACAATGGAGATGCGCTTCATTTTAGGATAACAGATACGGGTAATGACGAGTATAATAAGCTTATTCTGATACACGAACTTATCGAAGAGCTTATGACGAGGCACAGGGGGATAAGTGAAAAAGACATACTTGAATTCGACCTAAAATTTGATGATAGTAAGCAGGAAGGCGAACCCGGAGACCAAATAGATGCCCCATACAGAAATGAGCATAGATTTGCGGAGATGATTGAAAAGATGATTTGTCACGAACTTGGAATAGATTGGATTAAATATAACGAAGACCTAAATAAAGTATTTGATGGAAAAGCTTGACATAAAGAATATTGGAAGTTGTAAAGATAAAGTTTTACTTGTTTGTGATAATGGGCTATTCTTTGAATTTGCCCTAAAGCTTGCTGACCATTTTAAGAAAGTTTATTATTACACAGAATGGAAGAATGCGTATCCCGGAATGGCTGAAGCTATGATTGGTACGGAGTGGAAAAATGGTAAAAGGTTAAATACTTTTGATGGTAAAAACATAGAAAGGATTGAGAATATGTTCAGCATTCTTGATGAGGTTGACTGTTTCTTTACTCCAGATATTTACGATGGCGACCTTCTTGAGACATTAGAAGCATCTGGAATACCTTCATTTGGTTCTGGTAAAGCCGAGAAGCTTGAGCTTGATAGGTATGAGACTGCTAAGGAGATGAAGGCTATTGGTATGGATGTTGCTCCAACGATAAGAATTGTTGGTATGGCAGCACTTAGGGAACATCTTAAAAAGAATGAAGACAAGTGGATTAAGATTTCAAAATACAGAAAAACATTTGAAACATTTCATCATATTAATTATAGGCTTAGTGAGCCATTGCTTGACAATGTAGAAGCTACATTAGGACCGCTTAAATATATTGTTGAGTTTATAGTAGTTGATTCTATAGACGCTATTGTAGAGGAAGGAATAGATGCATATGCTGTTAATGGGCAACTGCCAACAAAGATGTTCACTGGATGTGAAATTAAAGACGTTGCGTATGCAGGTTCTGTTGTTGACCAAAAAGATTTGTCAATAGGTAACAAAAAAGTAAACGAAAAGTTCTTAAGACTACTTAAGAAATACGACCATAATGGATTCTTTTCAACTGAGGTAAGAACTACTAAGGATGGAAAGAACTACTTTATAGACCCATGTATGCGCTTAGGATTACCTCCAAATGCACTATATCAAGAGATATATAAGAATCTTGGTGAGATTATATGGGGAGGAGGAAATGGAATTCTTGTTGAGCCTAACATAGATAATATGTATGGAATGGAAGTACTCATAAGTTCTGGGTGGCATAGCGGTAATCATCAAACGGTTTACTTTCCACCAGAAATAAGGCAGTGGGTTAAGTTGATTAATCCTATCAAGATAGACGGAACATACCATGTTCTTAGAATTGGTGATTCTTCTACAATAGGAAGTTTAGTAGCTGTTGGTAAAAGCCACGAAGAATGTGCTAAGAAGATAGAAAAAATGGCTAAATTGATTGAAGGCTACGACCTACATATTAAAACAGAAGGTCTTAATGAAGCAACTGAAGCGTTTGACATAATGATTAAAAACTCAAAAAAATAAAATTATGCCACTTAAAGAAGCTAAAGGTAAAAGCAAGAAAGCTATACAGCAAGCAGTAAGTGCTAATATTAGAGAGCTTAAAGCGTCAAAAACAAAAAGACCACAAAAACAAATAATTGCCATTGCTTTGTCATCAGCAAGAGGAGATAAAAAGAAATAATATGGCTTGTCCAAATAAGAGTTCCGTTCAATGGAAAAAATTAATAGAAGATTTAACAAGGAGATTTAAGCTTGAAGGAAAAGAATATTCTGATGCTGAAATTGATAAGTTAGCTCATTTGGCATTTATTAGGTATGGTGATATACCTCCTATTGAGAAGGCTATTAATTATACAAGTAGGACAGTTAATAAAGAAGAAGCAACTCTTGATGGATGGATTAATTATGGTAAAGGTCAGATAATAAATAATCAAGGAGATTTAAGTCTTGATGATTTTAAGAAATCATTTTCAGAAAGATTTGGTCTTGATATAACTGACCCTAATATAGATAAGATATACGAGCAGGCTAAATTAAGATATGGTGCAGAAAAAGCAGCAGAAGGATTATTTTCAAATGCAGTAGCTGAAAAACAAAGACAAGAAGGTAAACCTGCTTATCCGGGATTAATTCCAAGAGTAAGAGATTTTTTTACTGGAAATTATAATATACTTGGAAAAGAATCTCAAGAGTCAAAAGATGCAGCAGCTACGTATCATGGTTCTGAGGCACAAGCTTCTGCTATATTACGTGTAGCAATAGCTAACATAACAAAAAGGTTTGGTGGAGAAACTTGGCTGGAATTAAGAAAAGCTCTTGTTCAGAGTAGACTTAATGGTGTAAAAAATAGATGGAGACAAATGTCTGAAGGCGTAAAGTTAATGTCTGACGAACAATTAGTAGATGAAATAAATAAAGGAAACTATAAAGACTTATTAAGTCAAATAGAAGGAAGAACTCCACTTGATGATTTATCTAAAGATGTTGCTACATTAATATCTAATGAAGACTATGATGGAGTAAGAACATTGATAAGTCATGCATTTGATTATGCTTCTGACAATGTTGCTAAATTAGATTTTAGTGGAGGAAGAAGTTATGAAGAAATAAAAAATGACCCTAAAGTAAAATCAGCATTAGGTGTATATAAAGACTTAGTTGAAAAACCAATAGCTGAAAACCATGCTTCAAATGATGGAATATTTTCCGATGCTCTTGGAGAATTAGATACATATTTCCCATTAATGGCTTTAGATGAAAAAGGTAGACAGTTTTTTTCAATGAAAGGTTCTAAAAAACTAAATCCAACAAAAAACAGGTCAAATGAATTTGCTACTGGTTTATCAAATGCATATGACGTTTCTGTAGAAAAATTATCATCTGATTTAACATCAGCATTTAAATCTAATAACAAAACAGCATTTATAAATCAATTAGAAAAATCTGGTATTGCTGTGATGTTAGCTCCAATGGATAAAGGAAGGAATGTTATAACAATAAATGGTAAAGAATACGAAGCAGTCACTATCCCTATAGGAGAGCCTATAATTAAAGATGGAAGAGTAATACCAGCAAAAAAAGTATTAATACCTAAATGGCTTGAAAAAGAATTAAAGCCGATGTTAGAAGATAGAGATACTGACAGAACTATGTTTGGTAAAGTTATGGATAAAATAACTGCTTTTGCACTTGGTGGTGTTGTTGAACCTGCTATGCACACAGCAAATCTTGTTGGTGCTATTGTTAATGGAACTCCATTTCCGGGAACTTCATTAGCATCAAAAACAATAGGTAATACTCCATTAACAAAAGTTTTTACAGGAATATTTAATATTGTAACTGAAGACGTTACAAGTGATAAAGCAATAAAGCATATACAGGAAATGGCTAATATTGGTTTGCTTTCTGGTAAAACAGGTAAAGTAACATCAAGTAAATTAATTGCTGAACAAACAGGTGCTAAAAAAGTTTCTTTTTGGGATTTTTCTCCAGTTCTATATGGAAGAAAAGGTGTTGATTTAAAAGGTAGGGTATTAATGGATAGAATTTGTTTAGAAATAAATCCAAATTCAACACCAGAACAAAGAAGAAGATTTGCAAATCAACTTGGTAATTATCTAAAAGGAATGGAAAGTCAACTTGAAAGAACAGTAAAAAGAAATGGAATGGCTCCATTTTTTACTGCATCATCTACATTCCTTAAGAATGGGATTAAAGGTTGGCTTGGAATAACGCCATTACCAACAGAAGGTATGTCTTTTCAAAGAGTTGCAACAATGAGGGCAGCTCAATTATTATCAGCAGGTGCTATTGGATTAACTGGTGCTTGGGCTGCTACATATTATGCATTTACAAAAAAATATCCTTGGGAAGATGAAAATTCTAATTTTTTAAAGATACCATTAACAGATGATATGAAAGATTATATATCAGAAAGACCGTTACTTAAGTCTCATTTTTATAAAGATGGTAAATGGCAAGATATAAATTTTGGATTCTTTAATAAAACATTAGAAAGAGGTTCAAGGGGATTAGGTATAGGAGCTATTTATGATACACAAATGCAAGGAGCAAGTTTATCTCAATCGGCAGAAGCTGCTGAAAAAGATGTATTAAATTCATTTTTAACGCCATTAGTTAGTTCTCCCGGAATACACTTTGCTACAACAGCAGTAACGGGTCATGCTCCATACATACAATCTTTAAGGGATTATACTACAGGAGCGCAAGGATTAGAATTTGTTAGAGACGTTAGAACTATGGATAATCAATTTAAACAACTTGGGGCAAATGCGGCTGAAGGTTTTATTAAAATAAATCCATTATTGGCTAATGTAGCAGAAAATGGTTTTGGTATGTCATTTAAACCAAAATATGCTGTAGAAGAAGAAGATAAGCCAGAAACAACTTCTGAGAAAATTATGGGTATTGCAGACAAGGTAGTTCTTAAGACAATACTTGATATAACATTTCCAAATATCTTTAAGAATCATATAGATAACGATAAGAAAGCAGAACAACTTAAAATACAAGAAAAGAAGACAGGAAAAACTGCTATCAAAGAAGAGACTGGTGTAGCACCAAAAAGTACAAGATTTAAGAAGTCTGTTGGTAAGAGTACTTTCTCTGGAAGTGGATTTGGAGGAAGCAAGTTATCTGGTGGTGGTCTATAAAGTCCATAACCCTAAATATCTTATATTTGTAAAAACATATAATCATGGCTTTTGTAGCAAATTATACGGTAGCACAGGGTTTAGATTGTAGCTCTGTAGTCATTACCGATACCTCAAGTTACTCTTCAGAAGCAAAAAGCACTTTTAGCTACAGAAGACTATATCTTTATAAAGCTGATGGTACGACTATTAAGTTCCCATCTAACTCTACGACAACCTATATAAACTTTAGTTTTGCGTCATACCCGACTGACCAAATAACTATCACAGGAATAGACCAAGACTACGGATTAAGGGTTGTAATGGAGTTAAGCTCAAATTCGCCTGTTTCTGGTAGCATATACACGAAAACAAGTGTAGTTGCTCTTACTTGCTACACAAATACAGCTCTTTACAACGTAGTTCAGATTGCAGCTACAAGTCCATCAAGAGTAGACGACCCGGTATTTTATGATAGCTGGAGCGAACTTCAAACAGAGAAAGACGCTGCTGTGGTAGCTGGTACGTATGGAGACCAGTTAAGTGCTGATGCAGCGTTAAAAAGAGCTAAAACAATTATTAATCAGTCAATACTAAGGTTCTAATGCTATCAAACGAAGTTATAACCGATTATATAAAATGGGCAGATATATCAATATATCTGTCTATGAATGATTACCAAAAGACAAGGTATTATAATTGGGTAGACCAAAGAAAGAAGACAAGAATGCTTTACATGGTTAACGAGTCCATGAAATGGGGTCAACCATATCTTGTTGGTAGTCAAGGATATGATGAGGCTGGGAACTACTTGTATTCATTATTTGGTCAATGGTTATTACAAGCATCAGCCATAACTGGAACTGGATTAGTTATCGGAACGCCTGTAATACCTACATCTACAGCTGGAGCAGCAGGAACAATAATGATAGTTGTTGGAGCGTCTGGGAGTCCTATACCAGCAAATACAAATCAGTATACAAATACTATAATTGCGTCAAGAACAATCATAGTGATATTGGATAACGTAGTTATTCAGACATCAGGTGGTGGTGTAACATATTCTTTTAATACTGTAACAGGAACAATTACATTTAGTGCAAATTTGAGTTTGAATCAAGTTTTAACTATTATATACATATAAAATGGTAGTACAGAGTATAGGATTGGTTACTGACTTAAGAGGTCAAAATAAGAATATAGGTGTACTATTTATGGCAACAGGTCAAGCTGTTGCAGCTGATGGTGGTGGTGGTACGTTCTTTTGGAATTCATCAAGCACTACGGCAGATGATGGCGTTAATTATATTCAAGTTACAGGAGTAGCTACAGGTAGATGGGTTAGGCTTGATTCAAATATATCTGCCAACATATATAACTCAGACGGCACGCTTACGGCTAACAGGACTATAAGCAGCGGTGGATATAGTTTGACTTTAAATCCTGCTCTTACGTTAGGCGGTAATGTTACCATGTACAACAGCGTATTTACAGGGCTTAGTAACAAGACTGTTTCAGACCAAGTTGCTGGAGATTATACATATACAAATACAGCAGTTGGTATAACCGTTAAACAGACGGTAACTGGTTCTGGAGTTGTAGCATCATCAAATAAGGCAATCGTAATTGGTAAACTTATTACAAATGATGGAACAGGAGGAAGCTCTGGCGGTAATGACTTGGGCATAGAAGTATGGCACGTAGTTAGGACGCTAACTACAGGAGCGTTTATGCAAAGCTATGCAAGTAGGTATTATTTATCAAGAAATGAAGCTACAGATATTAGCTCAAGTACACTAAACTACTTAAGTGGTCATTCAATTAATATTGGTCATCAATTGATTAGCGGCGTAGGTCCTCCAACAACTATATACACTATGCGTGTGTATGGAATATACGCAAGTCTCGTAAATCAAACTGGAACCATAAATATAGCTACTGGAGTATGGTCTACAGTTGGGGTAGCATCATATGCAACAGCAAAGACATCAGTAATAAATGAATATGCGTCATTTAGGTCTAATACAAATGTGGGTACTACAAGTGGTCCTACAGGAACCATAACAAACTACTATGGACTTTATTTAGAGACTCCAGTAGTTGGTGCTACAGGAACAATTACTAATAGATGGGGTATATATTCTCCTGACAGTGTAACAAAACATTACTTTAACGGTACAACACTATTAGGTTCTACTACAGATACTGGATTAGCTAAACTACAGGTTACAGGAGCTATACAACAGTCTTCTGTTTTGTCTTCATTATTAAAGACTAATTCTAATGGTGTATTAGTTGCTGCAATAGCAGGAACGGATTACGTTACGACCAACATTTATAACTCAAACGGCACGATAAGCGCTGAAGATAGGACTGTGTACATACAGACAGACTACGAACTTGTGTTTCAGTCTGCTGACCTTTCAAGTTATGTACCATTTTATGGAGCAAAGAAGTTCTCAAATGGATATATAGAGTCTTATATAGGAAATGGATACTATAGTAATGAGGTAGTATCTTCAATATATACAGGAAGGAATGTAGTTGATAACTACTCTGAGATGTATTTGGATACATGGTCTACGTCTCCTACTCCGGGCCTTGAAAATAAGCTGTCAATATATACATACTCAGGCATAGATGGTGCATATTTTCAATTATCTGCATATGGGTATGCTACATCAACGACAACATATTATAATAATCAGCTATTAGTTGATTCAACAGGGTTTAAATTTACAAATGTAAATAACTCTGTAACAAAATTACAAGAAGGAGTTTTAAAATTAAATGCATACGGATATTTAGCTAATGCTGTGTCAGGTACAGATTATGTTCCTCCATCAAGGACACTAACTATAAATGGAACTACGTATGATTTAACTGCTAATAGGACGTGGACGGTAGATGCCCTTCCTTCTCAAGCTACACACGCAGGACAGTACTTGACTACGGATGGAACTACAGCAAGTTGGGCATCAATAAGCTTAACAGGTTATGTTCCGTATACTGGTGCATCTGCTAACGTTAATTTAGGTACAAATAACATATACGCAAACGCATTTTATAATGCATTTACAAATATTACTGCATCAGGAACACAGGTAGTTTTAACAGTAAATTCAGCTCCTGAGATATTGGTAAGTGGCTCTGGTGGGCAAACAATTAAGTTACCTAACGCAACAACATTGTCGTCTGGAACTACTTACTCAATTAATAATAATCAAAGTAGTGGAGCGGTTTCTGTAAATAACAACTCAAACACTTTAGTAGTATCAATTCCATCTGGGGGTTACTCTGAAGTTATTTTGATAGACAACACGACAGCAGCAGGAACTTGGGATAGACACTTTCAAGCACCTGCAAACGTAAGTTGGTCAACAAATACATTTGACTATGTTGGCTCTATAACAGGTGCTACTTGGAATGGTGCAACTATTCAACCTAACAGAGGTGGTACGGGTCAGTCAACATATACGGATGGTCAACTATTAATAGGGAATAGTACGGGTAATACATTAAGTAAGTCAACACTATCAGCAGGTACTGGAATATCTATAACTAACGGAAGTGGAACAATTACAATAGATAATACAGGGGTATTAAATAATATATATACTGCTGACGGCACGCTAACAGGGAATAGAACGCTAACAAGTGGTGGATACAACCTAACATTTACAGGCACAAACACAGCATCGTCTGCTATTGCAAGAGGATTATATCTAACGCCTACACTAATTGCTTCAGCTAATAGTGATGTGTTAGTAGGACTCGATATTAATCCTACGTTTACTTTAGGTGCGTTTACGGGAACATCAAGTATAGCTTTAAGAGTATTAAGTAACGTTGCGTTTGGAACAATAGGAACAGGACTGTATTGGGATAACACTAACAATAGATTAGGAATTGGTATTTCAGCTCCTTTGTCTCCATTAGATGTTAACGGTACAGGAAGAATAGGTGGTGTTATTTTAACAGGAAACCCAACTATACCGGCAGGTACGGGTGCATCATTAACTGAAGGATATTATTCAGCAGGTGGATATGCGTTTTTCCAAGGTTACAACTATACAAGTATTGCTTATATACCTGTACAAGTAGATGGTTCTTTTATATATTTAAATGCTAATAGTAATGGGAATGTTGGTATAAATACAAGTACAAACGTACCTTCAGCACAATTACATATTTCATCTACAACAAAAGGATTTCTTCCTCCAAGAATGACAAATGCACAGTTAACGGCAATAGCTACCCCTGCAACGGGATTAATGGCTTATGCTACTGATGCGACAGAAGGACTATATGTAAAATTAAGTGGTGGATTTCAAAGGTTCTTAACTACTACCGATGGAAGTCTTTATACTGGTAATGGTACATTAACAAGTGCAAGAACAGTAACAAGTGGTGGATTTAACCTAACGTTTACGGGTAGCAATACTGCTGCATCATTAATAGCAAGAGGTATTTTAATGAATCATACACTCGTTGCTGCTGCGAATAACGATGTGCTTGTAGGTTTGGATATTTCTCCTACATTTACAAATGGTGCTTTTACGGGAGTTAGTAATATAGCATTAAGAGTAAGTGGAGCGTTAACAGCAACATCATTGTCAGCCGGACCTTTTTTTGCAGGAGGTACTGCTGTAAATATAAATGCTCAAACAACATTTAATTCAGGTAATTATATTTACTTAAATCAGATTGGGAAATCTTCTGCATCAACTACTATATCTTTTTCAGGGTCAGGCGGACAAGGTAATTTTATTACTTTTAATAATAGTGGAGTAAGTTATACTTACACGAGTGGTGGAGCGACTATTCTTTCGATTGGTAATCCAATTACATTTGCTCCATCAAGCGGAACAGGTAGTTTTAATATAATGTCTATTAATCCTATTATTAATCAAACAGGAGGTGCAAGTGGGCAAACAACAGGTATATATATTGGTCCTACTTTAACTGCTGCTGCTAATTGGAGAAGCATACAATGGGATAACGCAACAGGATGGGGATTGTATGGAGCAGGTGCAGCTAATAACTATTTGGCGGGCAACTTACTTATAGGAACAACAACAGATGCAGGTTATAAACTTGATGTCAACGGAACTGCGAGGGTGCAAGGAAAATTAAGTATAAATACTCCAACTTCTGCAAGTGCAGTACTTGAAGTAACAAGTACTACTCAAGGATTTCTTCCTCCAAGAATGACTACAACACAAAAGAACGCAATAGCAACACCTGCTGCTGGTCTTATGGTATTTGATACAACACTTATTAAACTATGTGTGTATAATGGAACGGCTTGGGAGGTAATCACCTCGATTTAGAATTATGAAACAATTTAAAATATAAAAACAAATAAAATGGCAAACATTCAACCAAAAAGTCTATGGGTGGGCGGTCAAGAAAAGACAGCCTCCGTACTAAATTTAAGAAGTATCTCAGATGACTTAGCTACTTCAGCACACTTCTACTGGGAGCTTAAAGAAGCAGACGTGGTAGTAGACGAAGAGACTACTCAAGGTCAAGTGCTTCAGTGCGGTAACTTAGCCATGTCTGGAGAAGACTATCAGCTGTGGAATGGTGCGCTTGATATCAACACAGAAGCTTATAATTGGGCAGCAGTTCAATTAAATCTTATACTCGTTTAAGAGACGCTACCTTAGGCGATAACCCTGCTCATTTTTGAGTGGGGTTTTTATGCATTGCGAAATACATTCAATATATCATAAAAATATACATAAATATTCAATAATTAGTAATTATACTTATATTTGTCAATAAAAACACAACATTTTATGGAAAAGAAAACTATGTCATTAATGGATTTTTTTAATCTGGAGGCTGAACTTAATGGAGTAAATAACACTAAAACAGGTGAAAAATTATTTCAAGGCTTACTTAGTCAAAAATTATCATTAAAAACAAAGTACTGGCTTACTGATTTACATAAGAAAGTAAAGACAGAAACTGATGCTTGTGAGTCTTTAAAGAATGAACTCATCAAGAAATACGGAGAAGAAAAAGGAGATGGTCAAATAGGTATTGATACTTTTATAAAAGGAGATGAAGATAAGCAAGTTCTCAACCCGGCATTCATTGAGTTTGAGAAAGAATATTCAGCACTTCTTAAAGAAGAACGTGAAATTGAATATAAGCCATTGAGCATTAATGACTTAGGAGATGTTGAAACAAGTGAAAATTACAATATAATATATAGTCTAATAGTGGCTGATTAATAAAAAAAACATGGATTACCAATTAAAATTTGATAAGATGGAAGACAGGCTAAACGAAATGGAAGTTAAGCTTGATGAGATAGATAGCAAACTGTCAACCGTTGTAGACGCTTTAGTTGGTAATCCTCTTGTTAAGTCAGATGGTCTTGTTGCAAGGCTTGAAAAGTTTGAAAAAGAAGTTCAAGAATTAAAAGATTTTAAGAAAAGAATATTATATTCTGTATCAGCGATAGTGGGTCTTGGATTAATAATCCAATTCTTTTTAAAGTTGTATATTGATATAAAAAAATAACAATAATGAAAACACTGGGCGTCAGCATTTTTTCCTTTTTTTTAGGAATAACTGCTGTTTTTTATTTTAAGGGATGTGGTAAAAACACTTCAGATAGCGTACAAATACGTGATTCTATCCGTACAGTAATGGATACTCAGTACGTATCAACTACAAAAACTAAGTATATCAAGGGTAAATATATACGTATAGATACGGTAATATACGTAAAAGTACCATATTTAGATAGTGCAGCGATTGACTCTATTGAGGAAAATTACTACGCACAAAACGTTTACAAGGACACGCTAAAGATTGATGATAGTAATATATTTATTACCGACACCATCAGCGAGAACAACATTAAGTCAAGGTACTACGTAGCGAATATTAAAGAAAGGTATATCACAAATACTGAGTATATTACAAAAGCATTTAAGCGCTCTTATTTCTGGGGTCCTTCTGCCGGTGTTGGATTTAATGGTAAATTGACTGATGTTGGATTTGGTTTCTTTATGGAAACTCCAAAGAGAAGAATATATGGATTAGGATTAAGCAATAATATAAATGGTGGCGTTTCTATAAAAGGGAACTTACTTATAAAGCTATAATTATGAAAGAATTTTTTACAGAAGATAGTGGTAGGTTAAGCATGAAAAGACTATGTGGGTTATTGTGCATATTGTCATTATGTGGAAGTATATTCTTGAAAGTACCTCCACCAGAAACATTAATAGTTTCAATATCTGCAACTGCTGGAGCTTGTTTATCTTTAACATCCATAGAGAAGATATTTAAAAAATAATCATATGAACATTAAGCAAATAGACTTCCCGACAAACCAGTATATAGCTGAAGAACACCCTAAGTCACAAATATTTTTACACCATACAGCAGGAAACGCTTCTGGTGAACAAACTTTTAAAGGATGGGAATCTAACGCTGAACGTGTAGCTACCTGTGTTGTTATATCTGGTAAAGGAGCTAATTGCATTGATGGTCAAATTATTCAAGGATTCAGCTCAAAGTATTTTGCATTCCATCTTGGTCTCAAAGAAAGTACATTTCAAAAGCATGGCATCCCGTATAAGTCTTTAGATAGGATATCTGTTGCTATTGAGATTTGTAATTGGGGTCAGCTTACTGTAAAAGATGGCAAGTTTTACAATTATGTAAATAGGGAAGTAGCAAAAGAAGATGTATGCACTTTAGATAAACCATTTAAGGGATATAAGTATTTTCATAATTATACAGATGCCCAAATAGCTTCTGTTAAAGACTTGCTTTTGTTGTGGAAAGGAAAGTACAAGATTGACTTGACTTACAATGAAGACATATGGGATATTTGCCCAAGAGCATTAAAAGGAGACAATGGAGTATATACTCACAACTCAGTTAGGACAGATAAGGTTGACATATATCCTCATCCAAAAATGGTTGAGATGCTAAAGTCATTGTAGTTTAAAATTTACAGAATGAAAGAATCCGCATATCAAATAATAGAATCATCTCCATACGGGATAGACTTCAAGATTGCGGTATGTTCGTTATACGATAGTGGATATTTTCCAATGAATGACAATACGATTGTCGAACATATATCAGAGATAGAAAGCTATGTTCTTGATAATGGAATTTTTATTGGCGGCAAATCTGCTGAAGGTTTTTTTATGGTTAACGATATAGACGATTTTATAGATGCGTTCTACATTGCTTTAATTGGAGACTTCTCCCCACCAAAGAGCTTTACCAAAAAGGTAACTGAACTCTACAAAAAAGCCACAACAAAAATCAAATAAATGCCAAGCAAGAGACTAAGATTATCAACAGACGAATGTGCTGTCATAGAGGATTTTAGAGAAAGCAAGAAGAAGCATGATGCACTAAAACAAGAGTGCGAAGAAAGTGGCATCCCCTTTGAAGACGTAAAGTACTACTGGTACAAAAGCGAGAAGTTCAGCATGAACGTAGCTAACACATCGGTAGGAATGGATAGCGTAATATTAGATATACTAAAGGATATTAAGAAATATAGCCCCAAGTACCCTAAGATAACCTACCCTAAATCAACAGATAGCCATCTGCTTGTAATAGACCCATCAGACATACATATAAACAAGCTTGCAAGCGCAATAGAGACAGGGGAAGATTACAACCATAACATAGCCATCCAAAGGGTATTAGAAGCCGTTAAATCGCTTATAAATAAGTCTAAGGGATTCTCTATAGATAAAGTATTATTTGTTATAGGAAACGACATATTACACGTTGATAATCCAAAGAATACAACTACTGGTGGAACGCACCAAGATGTCAGCCTAATGTGGTATGATGCCTTTAAGTTAGGGCAAAAGCTCCTTACGGACTGCATAGAACTTCTTATGCAGATAGCTCCCGTTCACGTTCAGTATGACCCGTCAAACCACGACTACACATCTGGATTTTTTTTAGCTCAGACTATAGAAGCTTGGTTTAATAAGGCTTCTAATATTACGTTTAATATCAGCCCAATGCACAGGAAATACTTTAGGTATCATAACAATATAATAGGAACTACGCATGGTGATGGAGCAAAAGAGTCTGACTTGCCACTATTGATGGCTCACGAGTCTCCGGACTGGAGTTCTTGTAAGCATAAATACATCTATACACACCACATACATCACAAGAAGTCAAGGGATTATATGGGTGTTACCATAGAGTCAATGAGGAGTCCATCAGGACCAGACAGCTGGCACATGAAACAAGGTTATGTCCATGCTCCAAAAGCTATAGAATGCTTTCTTCACCATAAGGATTATGGTCAGATAGCAAGATTTTCACATATATTTTAATGTAATATATTGTGATTCAGATGATAACAAATTATCTTCTTTTAGGTTTATGATTTTGCGTATATTTGGATTTACTCCAAAAACACAAGTCATGACAATTTCAAATAAGTTTTACGAATTAGATAGGGATGAGCAAGAAGTTAAGGCAGTTGAGATAGCTAATGCATATTACGCTTTAGCTGATAAGTGGAAGAAAGTAGCGATTAAAGCACGAACCGGAACACTTGAAAAACCAAAGAAGCAATTAGATGAAAAGATTAAAAGTTAAGTATGCTAAACTTGGTAAACAAAAAGCTTGGGGTATTTCTGATTCCGATGGAGCCATACTCCTTGACGAAAGGCTTAAGTCAAAAAAACATCTTGAGATTTTAATACACGAATGTCTTCATTCATTGTACCCTTCATTTACGGAGGAGCAGGTTGTTAGAGATAGTATCATACTATGCAATACTATATGGTACGAAAGGTATAGGAGATTTGATGAAGATAACGCAACTCCTTTGCAAGATGGCTCTTTATAAATACTTGAATGGGTCTGCTGTATACATCTCAACAAGTGGTTGTTTCTTTTTTACAGTTGCATTAGCTTTCATCTGACCAGTAAGTGTCAACAACATAATGAGAAAGCTTACCGTACTATCGAACTTTGTACGGTTATCGTGCCTATATCTTTTCATCTCATCCAATAGGTCTGGGTAGTGTATCTTCTGACAGTGGTGTTCAACATAGTTTATACCATACTCTAACTGCTTTGATAATGCAAATGCGTCAGCTGAAGCTATACCCCTATCCAAAAAGTTTGTCTTAGCTTTTCTGTCCGGATTTATTACGGAGTCCGGTTTCTTTCCAAGCATAGGTAGGCAGTTAGACTTCATGTCATTATACTTCTGAAAGTACGGATAATAGTCATCGCCTGCGTCTTTTTCTATCGTTACCGGAGCGCCATACCACATTGAAGCCATGAGCATTTCTTTCCAAAACAAATCCTTCATCTTAGGTCTGCCGTAGTAATGCGCTACAGGAAGTCCTGTATCTTCTTCTTTAGTTATGTCAAGCTTTTCTCCAACCCAAGCAGAACCCATAGAGCCTTCTCCAGAAGTTATGTTGTGCCTAAATGGGTCGCATCCTATTCCGTACTCAGCTGAAGACATAGGATACATTACATTATTCTTTAATATGAAGTTATTCTCTACTTTAGGAAACTTATATATAAGCCATTTACCGCTTGAGTCATCAGCAAACTTTACCTTGTCTTCTCCATCCATATATAACCTACCCTTTCTGAGTGGTACTGGTTTATTTTTAAGAGAATTCTCTTGTTTTTCTATGTTATCAAGATTGAAGTGGCAGTCAATATCATTAAACTTGAATGCTTCCATTTCATTCATTGGGTAATCTCTAATATCTTGGTCTTGCTTTGACGCAGCTCTCTCTTCCATGATATGCTCCTTAGCTTCTTCGCTTTTAGAGAATCCCCACTTGTCTATGAATCCTGCATACCCTTCATAGGCAGGAGCAAAGTATCTTACAAGTCTTGAAGGAGTTTTATTGCCATGTCTAAATTGGTCTGAGTCATCCCACAATTCTTTGAATGCTTGACCTCCAGAGTTAGGAGGATTTACGGTAGATACCATAATAGCGAATCCAACTTTCTTCGCTCCTTCGGTCAGCGTCTTCTTTGCAATGTTCCAATATTCTTGTATAGGAATAGAGCTATCCCATTTAGAGCTTTCATCAATCAATAGCCTTGACCATCTTCCAGAGTCAAAAGAGTTCAGCGCAGTATTACGCCATTCTATAAATGAGTTAAGACCTTCTCTTCTATTGAACAATCCTTTTGATGATTTCTTTTTCTTTGAAGGTTTTACAAATACGAGCTTCTTTTTAGGGTCTTCCGTACCATCAGTTCTTGGCTGAAGGAATGAAGGCATAGCCCTAAATCCATACACTACCATGTTCTGAAATAAATCTTCAGCATCCTTACCAGTCTTACTGATAATACCGCAACGAGTATTTTCTGCAACTGACGCAGCCTTCGTTATAATGCATGACGCTTGAGACGTAGCACCTTCCCTTCTTTTCTTTACCCTTATTACTCCAAGTATATCTTCATCATTAGAACACTCTTGATAGAATAAAAACCATCTTCTATCAGCATCTCTGTACTCCGGATAACCTCCAGATTCAAGTAGCCAATAGTTTAAATAAAAATAATAGTCTCCAGTAATAAATGTTGGATTACCTTTGTTAAAGAACCAATACCCGTTTTTAATCCTATCCCATTCTCTACGTATAAAAACTATTTGTTGCTCATCATACATTGGAAGGTCATCTTCATCGTGTTCTATTTCGTAAAAAGATTCCGGTATTTCAATACGATTGAATAGCTGATTATTTTTTGGTGTGCCATACCCATCAACTTCTTTTGAAGGAGGAGGATTTGGGGTGTGGCATTCTATACCATAAATTATTTCAATCATGCTATTTGAATATTTCGCTGATAGGTATGAGTACCCCAAGTGAAGTATTGTCATCTCCGCCTTTTGTAAAGTTACCGTTATAATACTTCTTAACAAGTGACTTAAGTCTATTTGTAGGTATTATTATTGCCGAGTCATTATTCTCAATCTTATATATCCAAAAGTCAGCAGTAGTGGTAGAAATACCACTCTGCTTTCCTCTTGAATAAACTTCTACGAATATATTTCCGGTTCTATGAGCCATTGAGTCAGACTTTACTTCAACTTTTTTACTTCCATCAAATAAGTCTTTAGCCCAATCTTCAGCATACTCACCTAAATGTAAGTCGTAAGTAAACGAACTGCTGTACTTCATATTAGAATGGTAAGTCTCCGTTATCTTCGTACACTGCTTTTGTTGCTGTGCTTGGAGTTTTCCAGTCATTCTTTGGTTCAGCACCATTGTAACCTTGCTTAGGTTCCCAAGTATCAATAGTTACTTGTACATCCTTACCGTATTTATCCGGCTCATTAAGTAGATTTACGTTAAGCTTTAGGTACTTATTACCGTTATACTCTTTAATGTACTGACCGAACTTCTCTGGATTGATGCTGATTTGAATCCATGTGTCTGACTTTTTCTTTCCGCTTCCGCAGAAAATTTTCTTTTCTTGTGCCATGATTGTTGTTTTTGTTTTATTAATAATTAACATTTCCATTTTTTAAGAGCCAACGCTTTTCTCGTAGGCTCTCCGTTTGGTTTTTTCATAGGACCTTTTACGCCACCCATCCGAGCGCAAAAAGATTTCTTTCTGGGTCCTCCTTCTGGTTGTGGAGCTTTTAGATTACCGCCAGTTTGCTTATTATAAGCGGCTCTTCCTTTAGCGTTTAATCCACCTTCCGGATTCTTACCTTCTTTTCTTTGCCAAGCTGCTGTCTTGTAACCGCTTTTTAGTCTAACCTTTGCCATAACTTAGTTTTTAGGGAAATAAAATAATAAATAAAAGAGATATTAATATAATAGACATTACTATAACGTATATAGTACTCTCTTTTTTTGTCCAATATGTTACATCTTTTTTCATAATTTACCCTCACTAAGTTACAAATTATTGTTTATAAGCCATTTATTTCTTGCTTCAAATAGCTTAAAGCAGACCTCAACCTATCTGAGGAGTAATGGCTTTCCTTTATCAGCAAACGTATTAGAGTAAGCCAAAATGATGTACTACCAAGTTCAGCTGATAATATAATCTTCTTCTCCATAGCACCTCTTGAATCCATATCCATTACACTCAGCTTCTTCATGGCATGCTTGTCATTAAGGAACTCAAACATTGCCTCACATTCAGCTCCCATTGACGCTACGTTATTAAGCTCCCCAAGTTGCTTAAGTACTTCCATTGGATTAGTAAAGTCAACCTTTGCTGATATTACTTTTCTAAACTCTTCGTGCATATCTTTAGCTCTTATAAACTTAGCTTCAAGGTCTTTATCATCAAAAATCGCCATTAGTATCTTTTTTAAATAATGATTTAATAAATAACTTAAAGTAAGTCCAGCTGATACCTAAGTAAACCTTTCTGACAGGAACCTTCTTAAACTCTGGTAACGTTGTAGAAGCTTTATCTACTTCATTAGTCCAAGGAGTTCCATTAAGCTCAACCCACTCACCGTAAGACCATTCTATAGGTACTCTTGTTTTCTTAACTCTTTCCCTACCATACCTACCAGTCATTGCGACAGGCTCTTCTTTTTTTACTTTCTTTTTTACATCTTTCTTTGGCGTAGCCTTTTTGCTGATTACTTTATCAGCTTTCTTTTCTTGTTTCATAATTGTTGTTTAAGTGTTTAAAAAATATTTTATATAATAATACTACCAAGGAACATCATTTTCTGGGTGATTAGACTCACCAAACATATCTTTATATATCTCATCAGAAGTTCTATTTTTTGGTGGTTTTATATTTTTTAACCTACTAATTTCTCTGTTTTCTCTTCTCATTTTTTTAAAAGTAATTTTATCTACTTCAAATTCTTTAATTGTTTTTTCGCTATGTGCTGATAAATGACATAAAGAACATAGTGTTTCAAGAAAGTCTATATTATATTCCCAAGGCATTTTAAAATCATAATATATTTTGTGATGAGCTTGTAAATTTTTATCACTACCACATCTAACACACTTATAATCATCTCTTTTCTTTACAATATCAGCAAATATCCTCCATGCTTTAGTATTTAAAAGTCTTTTATACCTATTGCTACTCATATTAAATCCCTGTTTACGATAAGACATAATAATCCTATTATAAAGGCAGAGGAAGATTTTTAAATCTCGCTGAGTTTATCTTGGTATCAATTCTGGTTATACTCCAAGACTCTCAATTCGCAGGTTAGCTACCATATACCTGCCCTGTTCGGCTTCGTTATTAACTCGTGGTCGGAATAATTCCCCTCTCGGACTGTTCATCTGCGGTATTACCAATTATCACCTCATGCTCACTATTCAATTTCACTACAGATTTATGCTGCTATTTCAGCACCACCAACGTATAACGCCTTTCGGAACGCCTACCATTTAGTTATTCTATCCTGTACGATGGTGCGTAATTATCAGGGATTACTTCTAAACGGTATCAATCTTATTAATGTATGTAAGTAGTATAATAAAAAAACCCACACAGGTCGCAGCTATGTGGGTTTAATAAAACAGGGTTTAATATCTCTGTTTAACCAAACCCGAATTCATACTGCGACTATCAATTCGGATTGACAAGACAAATATATGGAATATTTATTAATTCCAAATTAAATCTTTAAATTTTTTTACCTCTTCATCTGTAGCAAGATGGTATTCTGAAATGAACGAGCATTCTATTTGCTCTTCATCACCATCAGCATCTGGAAAACTTTGTAAGAACTTAGTTTCTCCGTTAATAAGTTTGCATTCAGCAATTCCAAGGTACGTCTCTCTTGTGTACACATGGTAAAAGTTTCCGTAAACTAACGTTTTTTGTTTTTTCATTTTATTTGTTTTATTTGATGACTATTTTTTTAAAATTGACAAATTAAATCATGCTTATGCTCGTTACATCTTTTACAAGTACCTACTGCTGATGCTCCATAGATATGTCTAATCTTCCATTTGTGTCCTAAAATAACGCATAGCGTCTTCTTTAATAGCTTCTTCATTGTTTATTGATTTATTGGTTAAGAAAGTGATGTGCTGTCTGGATTCTCCCCCTTGTACTTATGGGAACGATATTCATATTTAGGGTACTCTTTTTCATATTCATCAGCAGTAATCCACTGACCATTATGATTATACGAAAGTTCTCCATTAGAAAACTTTGCATATATGTTCTTTCTTTGCTGATTCTTCTCTATGTACTCGTACATTGAATATGTTATTTTCATTTATTATATGTTTTATCAGCTGATTTTTAGAAATATATTTCCAATTATATATAAAAGTGTATTATAATGATATTATAATCTTATTTTTAGATATATATTTCCAATTAATCTAAAAAAATCTTTAGGGTCATTCCACCATCCTGATAAGATAATTCCATGCTATTAAATTGCTCTAACTCTTTATAAATAGTCAAAATTCGACCAATAGGCATATCGTTTTTTGCATGGTTAATTACCTCCAGACGGGTAATCTCAACTTTTTTTTGCTCCTTCTCCATCTTTAGCAATTCTATAGCCTTATCTTTTATTGCGCTATGAATTGGGTCTAAATAATCTATTAATTCTTGCATTGCTGTTTTCATTGTATTTTTAGTTTAATTAGTTTTTCTAAATCTGATTTGTTTATTTTATGAGCCTTGACTCCAGTTTGTTTGTCAGCTGAATTATTGAATATATAAGCATAATACTTCTTTGTCTTTACTATATAATATACTTTCCAGCATTTCTCAGGAACGGATACTGCTCCAATTTTCTTGGCAACTCCTATAGAACCTGCCCATATATGAACAGAGTCTTTGTCTTGAGCAATCTTCCTAGTAAAGTCTTCTAACTGGAACCAGTCTCCTGCATTCAATACATGGTACTGTGGGGCTATATTGCTGAAATAGAAGCACTCGTTCAGTACGTCAATACCATTACATTCATTGCTAGCAGATGGTGTCATGTGTCCTCTATCTAATCCAGAGCCTACGTAATACGAATTTACGTTTGTCTCATTCCTAAGCAATGGGTCCGGAGTAAAGCTATCTTTACGACCTAACTTATTATTACAGCTCGTATTTGATTTAGTCTCCCACCATTCTACGAGCAATGGGTATCGTAAAGAATTGCTATAAAGAGATGTGTAGCTCTTATGCTTAAGTCTTATAGTGTCTTGAGAATAACAAGAAGAACATATTATTAAAAATGATAATATTAGTTTCATACATTATATCTTAATTACTTGTTTCTTCTTTTTACGCTTAAACAACTCTCTCGTATTAGATGTTATAAAAGAGCCTACTACGCCTCCAATAGCAGTAAACAAAACATCATCAGCAGAAAACTTAGCACCTTTTGAAACGTCATAGCTTTCCTTTAGAACGCCTAATCCTGTTGATATTAATACCGGATATACAAATGGCTTTTTAAAATAGAATTGCGTAACCGTACCTGTAACAAATCCTGCACTAAAATGATGCAGTCTGTAGAATTTCTGCGAATCTTGAGCGCTTAAATTAACTGATAATGCAATAAATAGAACTAATAATGCTGTTTTCATCTTTTGAATTTTAATTTTAATAAATAATTTTAACCCTTGAGCTGATTAATCCTTGTTATCGGCTCATTATTTCTTCCAGTTATCAGGAATGACCACATCCCATCCATCTCTATTCATGGGATTATCATACACCCTTATATCGTCTGAATAATAGTGCTTTACCTCTCCTCCTTTCAGCCTAACAACCCAAACGGAATTTATTTCTAAGCCGTAATCTATCATTAATATTGCTTGACCTTCTCCATGAGGGGTATGCACTGAAATTGAGGTAGGGAATTGATGAATCATGATTAATGTCTATTGTTTCTTAAATACTGCTTGCTAGGTCTTGCTCCAGCCTGTCTAAAGAAAAACCTTGAGTCGTTAGTAGGACATACAGACGCCCTACTCGGGAACGTTCTACTAATAGTTCTATCTAAAAGCCTGCAAGATGTACAAAATATTGTACATATTAAAATAAATGCTAATTTGTTCTTCATGATAATGTTTTTTTAATATCTGATTGGTTGTAGTTTAATCCAAGAGAAATCCTATGCTTATCTTGGATGTAGTTCATTGTTAAGTTATTTAATGCTTTCTCGTACTCTTTCATAGTCATTAGGCATTCTATTCTAATTGACAATATCTCTTTACTATCATCATCGTAAGTTGTATTTTCTAAAATCGTTTTGAGGTACTCTCTTTTAGAATCTCCTATTTCATCAATATTCATCGTCAATCATTGGAGCGTTATAGAATTCGTAGGCTAACCATATCAATGATATGATATAAAAAAGCAATAATAATTTCATGTGCTTAATTTTAAAGTGTTGTAAATGAATTAATTAACTATTTAAACAATTTTGTTTATTTTTGGTAAAATAAATTTTATGAAAGAACAAATTCTTGGTCTTGTTAGACACGCTTTGACTTTTGCTGGTGGTATCATCGTTGCTAAAGGGCTTGTTAGTGATGCACTTATCGGAGAAATCCTTGGTGGCGTTATGACAATCGTTGGCTCCATCTGGTCAGTAGCTTCTAAAAAAGCTTAGTTTTATTTTGATTGCTTGATTTGGTGGGGGGAGCAATCTCCCCATTTTTTTAATGTCCATGCTTTGGGATATAATGATATATGGGTCTTGGCATGACGTATATCGGATTATAGTAAGGTCTCTGCCAGTAAGGGTACGGTTGAAAGTACATAGGTGTAGAGTAGTCATGGTGTGTACTATCGTAATACTTCGTTATCGTCTTAGTAACTTTTCCAGAGCTATCCGTAGTGTAGGTTTCGGTAATCCTAATTGGAATCTCGCATCCAAACATAATAATAATCATAATAAGTAATAAGTGCTTCATAACTATTGATTTATTGTTTTACAATGTGGGCATACTGGTATGCTCTTTTTCTTTTTATATATAGTTTGAGTAAACAATTTACGACAATTTATACATTTTACAAATTTCATTTCAAAGTATTTAGATATTCCTGTATAGTTTTCTCAAGACCGTTAAGCTCGTCTTCCTCCAGTTCAGTCATTATCCTAAGAACCTCATCAAATCTTAGGGTGTCAACACTCTTAAGTAATTTGCTATCAGTCTTCAGCTCCATAGCGGTCTTCATCCACTTGAACTTATCCCTTAGAAGTCTGACAGAACTCTTGGCAATCGTTGACAAGGTATCATCATTGCATAAGTCATCAGAATACATAAGTCCGTTGCATACGTTTACGTAAATAAGAAATAGCGATTCTTGTTGTCCTCGTGTCATTAGAATGGGGTTTCGTCTAAAAATCTTTTAATATCTTCATCATTAGGCTTGTCATCAACTAACTTGTTGTCCATCCTTAAGTAATTCCTATCGAATGGAAGAGAGCCAAAGTTGTCGGTGAACTCAAGACCTTTCTGCATCCTTAATAAGATTGCCGAACCTCTTGGAGTAACATCTCCACCAGTCTCCTTATTTCTATTTTTAGAAACAAATAGTTCTGTAACCATCCAAGTCTCTGGGTCTTGTATGTTTCTGTTCATAACAATAAATACATCAGCCTTGTTGTATAGAACTGCACCTCCATCAGCATCAGCAGGGAATGGCATAAGCTGATTGCCTTCTTTAGTCCTTTCTCTTTGAGCTTGAGTCCTAGTATGTATAGATATTAATATTGATATGTTAGTTCGCTTAGTAAACAACAACATGTTCGTGTACATCTCCATATCATAATCATACTTAGAGTTCTTCATTGATACCTTCAATGAGTTGATAGGGTCAATAAGCAATCCTTTAACCGCATGGAACTTTGATACAGATTCGGTATAGCTTAATAGTTCGGTGTACTCGTGCATATTGTCATTGTTGACAAAAAAGAACCTATCGTTAATCCATTTCATTGCTTGCTGAAAGAAATCCTCTGGACATTCCTTAATCTTGTATCCAGTATAGAACTCAATGATTCTCATCTTAACAGATGCCACCCGATTCTCTCCAGTATAGATAACCCAACACCAATCATACTTAAGTGCTGATAAGAATATCAGCCATAGATTTACTGTAGTTTTACCGGTATGAGAATGTGACAGAGTAGCATAGAATTCTCCTTCCTTAATTAGTAGATATTTATCCATGTCTTCATACCCAAACGGCTTACCCACAGGAATAAGACCGGCTCTATACCTTCTCATAAAGTCTTCATCAGACCTATTATCAGATAAGAATGATAGCTCTTCTTCAATAGCTCCAACCTCTTCCATTACTTCTTTCTCATACCTATCAATATCAGATATTGGAAGGTATTGTCCAGCTTTTATTCCATCATCTACCGCCTTTAATTCAATGTCAACATCGCTTGCATCGAACTTCTGCATGACTTCATGCTCAAGAACCATCTTACCTATCTCATACTCTATTATTCCACCACTGATTAATCCTCCTACCAAATAGGAAGCCTTTATGACCGCGTTATGCCTACCGCCCTGCTCTGATATTCTAATCATTTTGGCGGCAACACCGAGCCTCTTATAGTCCGTGAACCCACTTGACATATTAACTCCTTTGCTTACGGCTTTCTCAGATACTTCAAAGAAAGTTTTAGCATTCTCATTAATGTATATTTCTGGGTCATAGCTGAAAAACAATACTCTTGAGGGATTCCTTGCAGTAGGGTCGAATATCGGATAGCGTTTTAGCAGTGCAGTATAATGTTCATCGTGCTTATTACCATCAGCTATCTTAATTAATCCATGACATCCAGTTCCGGAAGGACTCTTCCACAGAGCATATATATACTCATCTTTTAGGGCATCAGCCTTTAGCTTTTCAATAGGTACATCGTCAACATCAAATGGTACAAACTTGGAGTGGGTAGATAAAGATTCATCAGTTC